AGTCACTCGATAGAAACTCTACCAACTAAAAGTAAGGGGACATCAAGTCCCCTTTTTTACACCTTGCGTGTCGCTAAATATGGATCGTATGTATCGAATGGAGAAATTGTTCCGGCAACGATAGATGATCCACCACCGCCACCACCGCCAGAAACATTGTTTGACGTGCTATTGTCCATGACGATAACCGGAGAATTATTTTTAGTCTCGTTGTTCTCACGAATCACAGTAGACACGTTTTCAGAAGAAGTTGGTGATGATTGTTGTGATGCACTGTTTACGGAAACAACCGAATTGATTTTGTCGAAGGTGCTCTGAGGTATGTTCTCAAGTCCTTTGTCGAAGTCCAGTTTGGTCGGGTCTGATAATATCCCACCACCATACTCAAAAGTCCCACCTATAGTCGCTTTATGTAACATAGGTATGGTAAATGCAAGTGTATCGGCGAGACCTTCTACAGATTTTTGAACGTCGCCCATATCTACGTTACCCATAGAATTTAATGCTGATGCCATATTTCCTATTGCTATAGATGCTGGGTCGAATTTCTTTAGTTTATCTGTATCTATTGATTCGAGTTGTTTAAGTCCTTCAGTGATGCGGTCATAAATCGAAGATTCGTCGCCACTTAAAAACTTGCCCACTTTACTAAATGCCCCAGCTATTGAACCTACCACATCCGCGCCAGTCAATATACCTATACCTAATGCTGCAGCTGTTGCAGCCACTGGAAAACCCAAAAGATCTGTATAGTCAGGCTTAGTGAGTCCCGTCAGACCTTCACCTAAATTGATCATCATATTGCGTAGGTTAGATCCATCTACATTCATCCAATCCATCGCTTTGTCGCCAACAGCGAGACCTGCAAAGAAACCGCCGATACCTAAACCGAGTAGACCCATTCCGACCGCGGCTTTACCTAATGCCTTCATTCCGCCCGGTATAGCGCCAAACACTCCACCTACAGCGAGAAGCGCGCCTAATCCTACTAACTGGCCACCACTAAACGCAGCAAGACCCTCTGCAAGGTTAATCATCTGAGACTTCATCATCGACCCGTCTGCATTCATCATGGTCATAAGACCATCACTCGCTGCAAGTCCCGCAAAGAAACCACCGATGCCTAGACCGATCGCAGTCATACCAACAGCACCTTTGGCTGCTTTGCTTGGACCGAAGAGCGCACCTAATGCACCACCCGCTGCAAGTAATGCGCCCATCTTCACTAGACCGTCAGTTGGAGTCTCTGAAAATGCCTCACCTAAAGTGATCATCTGTTTCTTAATGGTGGACATATCTGCATTGAGATATGATCCTGCAACGTCACCTAAAGATAGTCCTGAGAAAAACGCGCCGATACCAAAACCCAATGCGCCTAGACCTGCTGCTAAACCCATTCCTTTTGCGGCGATACCTAGACCCCCCGCAAGGGCTCCAGCGAATTTTCCTTGCTTGGGCCCACTTCCATCGGAACCACCCGATTCGCCTTTGGTGTTAGATGAGATCTCTCGCAAAAGATCGACCATCGTTTTATTGAATACTTGTTGATCTCGTTTTTCTTCTAGATCATCACCTGTGGATTGACTTTGCTTTTCTATGGCATTAAGTATTTTTTGATTGGTGCTGCTGAGTTCGTCTAAGTGAAGACTTGCAATATCATTACTCGATATAACACTACCCAAGTAGTCGTAAATATCCGAACCGATCTCTTGCATGAGATCAGTCTGTTGCCCTAATTTTTCCGATAACTCTCTAAGGCTCATTTTTTATCCTTTTTGTTTCGCCCTTTGATTTTTTTCTGTTATGTCATCTACTAATAGTGTTAAGTAAATCTCTCTCTCCCACGGGAGCATTGTTTCCACCTCTGCCAACGAATAGTTGAAATTGTTCATCAACTGAAAATTAACCTGATAGTAGTTGGTCAGGTTGTCGTGAGAGAGGTTAATTAAAAAAAATCGTCAAGTCCTTTCAATGTTTTTTCGTTTTCGTGGCCACAAGACTCGCACGAGAATGAGATTGTTTTTGTTAAGTTTGGAATGTTGTTCGCAAACTGAGAGACTTTTTCAAACTGGTCACTGGTCATTGATTCCAAAAAGTTAAGTACATCTTCAACCGACTCATCGCCTAAAGAGTATCTTTCTTCTTCGGTCAATATAGAATCCATACATGTTATGATCAACTGTAATAAAGCTTCAGTGACCGTTGTACTGTCTAGCAGATTTGTGTTCCCTAAGAAGTCGTCGTATGTCGGAAACTTCATCTGTACAGATATATCTTCGGTAATTTGAATCATCATCTCTGGAATCTCAGAGTCGACAACTACGTCATCTAGATCAACCTTGACATCGTTTTTAGTTTCACACTCTGAACACGGTACGAGAATGTCAGCGGTCTCACCGACCGACTTAGAACGAATCTTAGTGAACATGTAGTCAACGTCAAACGTCGTGAGGTTGCTGTTAATATCATCTTCCACACACGCCTCAATGGTGCGTTGTACCGCACGAACTAAATCGCGCCGGTTTTGAGCTTCAAATGCAATTAATAGATTTTTCTGTTCTTTAACTAGAAAGGGTCGGTATGTCACATTCTGTCCAGTAGACGGAACGGTCATCTCATACACAGGTAACGAGTTAAGTTTTGGTAATGCCATAATGTATCCTATAATTTAAATGTATTTGCCTAGATTAAGACCAATCTTTGCTGATATTCCTTCTTTTTCATTGTCAACAGTTACCCAATCTGTATATGAGAACTGAACGGTAAACTCTACTATCTGATCCTGCTCGCTTGATAGTTGAATAGAAGCAAGACTTGTAGGAAAGGCTTCTAGTAATTTCACACTGTATATAGATTTTCCTAAAACATCGAAGTTGATGTCTAACGGGCCAAGATCAAACCCAAAACGCGCCACTGGTTTTTTCAATTGTCTAATGGTAATATCGTGTACATAATCTTTTTTATATCCTACTACCAGAGCGCCATTATCTTTATATAAAATTTTAGATCGCCACGTGTCAAAATATTTCTTAGTAGAGTAATCATTAGGTACATAAAATGTCATAGAGACATCTTCTGCCGCAAATCCATTAGCGATTTTTTCTTGATACATTCCTAGTGTTTGATCTAATGTTAGAATCTGCTTTCCCGGCAAGGACACCTCTTTACACAGTACATTCAACGTACGCCCTTTTGTTCCGCCCATTGATGGAAGTTCAACCAGAAACTGGTTGTTCATAGCTAGACCACCTTTGGAGATCAGTTTACTTTTTAATTCTTCTATGCCTGCCATTAGTCTGTTATCTTCTGTCTGGAGTCTTTATAGACTGCGTTGATACTTGCCTTCTCGAACTTAGCTGTCGGTAAGAATGTTGCGATCTCCCACTCTGGTGCGGGTACCATCGCGAACTTACTCTGTACATGTTCGTTCAAGTAGTGTTTGAAACACGGTTTGAAATACTTTAATTTTGCCGTCTTCGCCAACAGTTCATACGACATCTTGAATCGCGTTGAGTCGTTAAACTTATTATTTGTTGTGATGTCCATCAACGCATCCAACATCTTCGCACGTAAGATGGGTGGAAGGTAGTGTAGGTTCAAACCATAGAACCCACCTTCAGCTGGACCAACAACGACAACTAATGGAAACGTGTCGTAGAACGGCAAAGTCTCTTTGTGCTTCGGGTCGTAGAAGAACATATACATGCTACCTATGATCTCTCTGCCTGTTTGCTTCAGCGGGTCCTCTTTCATCAAGGATTCACGATTAATACTTTTAAGACTTTTGATCTTCTTTCTGAACCACTCACGGGACTCCTTGGTACGCGGAGTGATCCCAGCACGAAACGCCTGCAGTTCTAGGTTCTGAAATATGTTAGACATGTGCGCTTCCGTAAAAATTCTTAACTGTATTTATACGCGTTTTTTCTTTTTTCTGAACGGAGGCAATTTCTTGATTGGTTTCTTGGATCGTAATGGCTTAGGCATAATACCCATAGCGGTGAGTTCGTTCTCTGTCCAAATCTCAAAGTGGTACCCACGGTCGTCTGCATATTGCTTTGCGGCCTTCCACTTGGATTGGTTCTTTATGTAAGTCATCCCCTCGTTTAGTAAGGTGTTTCTGGATTTCCCTTGCTTACGTTCGGGACGCATTGTTTGTTTGTGGGGTTTAACCTCGACTAGTACAACACGACCAGACTTGTACTGAATGACGAAGTCCATATAATATCGGTGAGGCTTATTGTCGGTCTCGCAGATGTAGGGGATGACCAACTCCTCGGACATCCACTGTTCAACGTCAGAACTATCATCACACCATTTCATGACGTGTCGTTCCCACATAGAACGATACACGACATTGTTCGCGTCACCCACATACTTGGATGCGTTCTTTGGTTTGTATCTTCCTTTGTAGGTCTTCATTTGAAAATCGTGTATAAATACTTAAATCATATTTATAGACATAGGTTGCACATCATGGCAGATGATCCAAATGTTGTAGTTAGTTCGGGTAGAGTAATATCGCCCACAGAAACTACCGAGCCTCCTTTAACGATTACGGATACCAGCGAATTAGAAGAGTCTACCCTTTCGGAGAGAATAAAAGAAGAATCTACAGAAGAAGTAGAAGAAGAAACTATAGTGCCTCCTGCTAATGGAGATGGTACAACCATTACTTCTCATTTTCCTATAGAAAAAAAGGATAGGTATGGTGCGAGTGTTATATTTAAAGTTAAGTCTGTTCGTGGTGCTTCGCTAGATAGTATTAGTGCAGTAGAAGGTATCATAAAAGCGGGAGGTAAGAAACTCGATGAAATTTCTAAATACCTGCAAGAAGCAACCTCTAAAGATTACGATCCTGAAAAAAACGAAGGTAAGTCACAAGAACAGGCTACAGAAGAAGCTGAGACACGGGAAACGGCTGCGAAGAACGAAAATAACGATAAATCTGCAGACGTATACACTCCTAGAAAAACAGAGTACAGGGGAGTTAATATAAAATTATATTTGCCCGTTGCACTACAACAGAACGATGGTTTTAATATAGCAACTCCTGAACTTGGACAGATCGGTGCTGCGGCAGCTGCTACAGCTTCACAGGGTAAAGGTGTTGTTTCCGCTCTGGCGTCTGGTATGGAACGTGCCGCAAGTAGTATTATAGATCTTGTCGGTGGAAGTTTAGCTGGAGACGCTGCTAGATTGGCCTCTTCACAACTCGCAGGTAAGGTTCCGGTCGTAGGGGCTGAGTTGGGTGCAGCTGCACAGATCTCTGGAGCTGTTACTGTCAACCCCAATGTAAGAAGTGCCTTTCGTGGAGTTGCTTTGCGAGAATTCTCATTCTCGTTTAAGTTCATCGCTAGGTCTAAAGCTGAAGCTGATATGGTAGAACAAATTATCAAAAGTTTCAGAACATATGCATATCCAGAATCAATTGAGGCCGGAGGCATTAGTGCTGGATACAAGTACCCAGATATGTTTGAAATTCATGTGTCACATGAACCATCATCCAAAATAATAGGTACAAAAATGAAAGAGTGTTTTTTAAAGTCTATCGCAACAAATTATAACCCTTCTTCTATGGCCTTTCATAAAGACGGAAGCCCTGTAGAGATTGATTTAGCTCTGAACTTTGTAGAAGAGAAGACATTATCTCGTAAAGATATTGTGGAAGGATTCTAATGTCATATTTTAATAAATTTTCATCAACCCTTTACACCTTTGATAATGGTGAAAAAGGTGTTATGCAAAATCTTTCATCGTATGCTGAGATTTTAGATGAGGTTAAAGTAAATAGTTCGTTTTATAAAAACTATTATATCCGTAACGGAGAAAGGCCTGATAATGTAGCGTTCATTTTATATGAGAATCCACAGTTACACTGGACACTATACTTGATGAACAACCATCTGAGAGAACAGGGATGGCCTTTAGATCATACGGAGATAGTTGAAAAGGCAAAACGAGATTTGCCATATGTAACACTGTCAGTGGACGATTTGATAGTAGATGACTTTGCGGTGGGTTCTACAATACAAGCGAACAATGCGTCCAATGGTGACCCGTCTTACGCTACAGGAACTATTATATCAAGAAACCTAGATCTAGGTCAACTAGTTATTGAAACAACTGGTACTTCCTCGTTCAATACTACAGATATAATAACAGCACAGGACAGCTCAGAACAACTTCAATTGGTTTCTGTAGAACTCCAATATCTGTCTGCACACCACTATTTACAGGACGGAGAAATCTATACGAATAGACTAGACCTGTCAACCGAACCATACGTGGAGGTTACTAATCTAGAGTTCTATGTGCAAGAAAATGACAAGCTGCGTAGTATTGTTGTACTAAAACCCCAGTCCGTCAACAGAGTGGTTCAAATGTTTAGACAAGCGATTAGTCAACAATGAGCGATTTAAAACCATCAGCACCGGAATTCGTTGATGCTGTATCAATCCAGACCGTACTTATTCACACCGAATTCCTCCAAGAGCCGCTTGATATTTCCACTCTCGTATCTGATCTAGATGTGTTTGAACATTTGGACAAACCATATGTAACTGCGGTTCTTGGGTTTGTTGATATTGAAGACGTTGTTGGTGTTCTTAATATAAGTGGAGGGGAAAGAGTATCGATAACTTTGAAATCGAATTTGGAAGGCTCTGTTCCTGTTAATAAACATTTTTTTATTGATAAGATACTCTCATCAAATAAGGTGAGTGACAACGAAGAATTTTTTGCAATGCACTTGATAGAAGATATTGCGTTCCTTTCCAATCTAACGAACATTAATCAATCATATACTGGTAGTTCGCCAGACATCATAAAAAAAATTGCGGAAGATTTCTTGGGGCGTGATGTAAATTTAGGTTTGGGTGAGGCGGATAATCAAGTGATGAAAGTTATTATACCTAACCTAACACCAATAGATGCTATGTGTTGGATAAAAAACCGAGTCACTACAGTTGATGGATATCCATACTACCTCTATTCGACACTCGTGGGGGGAAACCTACACTTTTATGATATGTCGAAAATGTTAAAAGATGACGTAATGAACAATGGCGAAGGCGAAGAATACACGCACTATGAATCTCAAATGAGTATGCCTGCAGATAAATCCAAACGCCGAGTGATTATGGCGTATCAGGCAAAAGACACATACGACGTTTATAAGTTAATTGATAGAGGATTAATAGGATCTGATTATACTTATTTGAATTTAACTAAGAAAGAGAAAAAGAAAGACAATACCTTTAGATTTGATATCAATAAAGAAGCTTTGGATAAGTTGGCGTCTTTCAAAAAACTCTGGGAGACAACGCATCGGCCTCTTTATGACAAGACCAGATATGAGTGGTCCAGTAAGACTGAAATTAACTCCAGAAAGATTACGCGGATAGGCAGTTCCCAAGCCTTTGACGGCAAGAAATCTTTGTCGGAAAAAGATGAGGTCGCACAATATCGGCTCAATGAAGTGAACCGATCTTTGTCACAACTACTGGTCAGCGACCCAATGAGTTTTATAGTAAATGGTTTAGACTTTTTTAATGGTGAAGAAAATACTACCGTTGGTAATAAATTGAGAGTACGTTTTCTCCGCAACACTAAGGTCGGAGATCCTACAGACCTATTTGATAAAAAGAAATCTGGCGACTATCTTATATTCGCCTGTAAACATTCATTTACCCCACGTACATATACACTAACATTCTCTGGTGTTAAATTATCAAATGGTGATATCACATGATACCTCAGACCTTTATAGATTATTATGGTGACCAGACCCGCTGGTTTATTGGAGAGGTCATTAACGTAGCTGACGATCCTTTGCAGTTGGGTCGCGCACAGGTACGTGCGTTTGGCGTGTATGACAATATCAAAGACGAAGACCTACCTTGGGCCCAGATAGTTGTGCCCGTTACTACAGGTATCCACGAAGGTAAAGGACAGAACCTAGGCATGTTAGTGGGTACTCAGGTTTTCGGTATCTTCTTGGATGGACAGAACTCTCAGTTACCGATGGTGATTGGTACGGTACCAAAAGAAGGTGACACAAACGAGAAGGCGAAAGAGAATTATCCCCTCAATAAAGTGTATGAGACTGAACGTGGCCACTTCAAAGAGTATGACGACACCGAAGGTAAAGAACGTATCCGCGAACAACATAGGTCGGGCACTAACTACGAAATATTTGAAGAAGGTGATAGAACAACTTTAGTAGTAAAAGATGAGCGCCTCATTGTTTCGGGCGACAAGTTCACTGTAGTCGTTGGTCATGACGAAGTGAATGTGACTGGTAACGTTAAGATCAACGTCACTGGTAATGCGCTGATCGCTGTAAAAGAAGATGTTAAGGTCACATCTGCAGTTTCTATTGACTTATCCGCTCCCAGTGTAACCGTTAGAGGCGACACGATTAAACTTAATTCATAGGTAGATTATGACAGACAATATACAACAACTAGATTCCGATGATGGATTAAATGTAGTACAGATTGACGGTACCGTGATTGAACCCATGCTACCGGCATTTGACAAAATTAACTCTAATTTTGAAACCGTAGATGCTGCAATTCGTAATGAGTTCTCTACAGCTGATGATGCGGTGCTTGCAGATGCGAGTGCAGACGCAACCACTAAGGCAGACGCTGCAGAGTTGGCGGCCAAGACTTATGCTGATGGCATTCTCGCGACCGAAACATCCGATCGTGATGCTGCAGATACTGTTCTGCAGAGTAACATAGATGCAGAGATTGCTCGCGCCACGGCGATAGAGTCTGGGTTACGTACGGATGTAGATAGTGTACAATCACAAGTCACCGCAAACGACTCGGACATTCTCTCTCTACAGAACTCCGTGGGTACAGATGTAAGTGACCTACAGTCTCAGTTAGACGCAGAGATTTTTCGTGCAACCACTAATGAAGGCATTAACGCAGACGCAATCGTCGCAGAAAACACTCGTGCAACGGCTATCGAGGCGGGTCTACGTACAGATATAGATCAAAACGCATTTGATATTTTTGATGCGGATTCGGACATCCTTGCTCTACAGAACTTAGTGAACAACGACGTAAGTGATTTACAGTCACAGTTGACTGCAGAGATCTCTCGTGCAACTGCCGCAGAAGGTGTTAACGCCGCTGCT